AAATCATATTCATGCATATTTTTCATAAACAGCAAATAAAAATCACACCTTAAATTCTAAAAAACCTAGTTTTTTCATTCTATAAAGTATTTTGGGGTTCGAAAAATGGACAAGAAAAAATGTCCATTTTTGAAAAGGGGATTTGGACTTTCAAAAAAAAACTAAAAAAATCACTTGTGACCTAAATGCTCTAAATTTCATTTTTTTGTTGAAAAAAGTGTGAGCATAAATTTTTTATATATTTTGCACAAACAATTTAGGATCTTTTTCTATTTCCAATATATGGACAAAATGGAAATAAAAAAGTTCCCAAAAAGTTCCCAAATTTGGGAATGCAGTTTATGTGATGGTAAATGGTCTAAAAAATCGTTATATGACCGTCATTTAACCACAGCAAAACACACAAAACACCAAAATGGAAATGGTTGGAAAGATCCGGAACACCCTGAAAGTACCCCATCGTCATATATTTGTAAATGCAATAAAAGTTTTAACACCAATTCTGGTTTATGGAAACATAAGCAAAAATGTCAACAAAAAACAGATGAAACTATGAATTCATCCAATTTTACTCTTGATAAGAACACAATAATGCTCATACTTCAACAAAATATGGAACTACAAAAACAAGTAATTGAATTATGTAAAGAGAAAACAGTTATTGTTAATAATAACCATAATACTACTAACAATAATCAAAGTTTTAACATGACTATCTTCTTAAATGAACAGTGTAAAGATGCTCTGAATATTGGGGAGTTTGTGAATTCGCTTCCATTAACATTGGAAGACTTGGAAAACACCGGGAGAGATGGTTATGTCAAAGGAATTACTGATATTGTTATAAGAGGATTAAAAGAAATGGACATCCATAAGCGTCCAATTCATTGCAGTGATTTGAAGAGAGAAGTCATATATATTAAAGATAATGATGTATGGCATAAAGATGAAGATAATGTTAAAGTTAAAAAAGCAATTCAAAATATTGGAACACGAAACTACAGACAAGTAAAAGAATGGATAGAAAAATATCCAGAAGCAAAAGACATAAATACTAAAAAACATGACCAATATGTAGGCATTCGCCTTAAATGTACAGGAGGTGCAGATAATGAAGAAGATGATAAATTACAAAATAAAATACTTAGCAATATTGCAAAAATCGTCCATATTAATAAACAAAATTATAATTAAAATTATAATTAAAATTATAATTAAAATTATTATTATAATTTATATTCTAATTATACTAATTTTCAATTGTTAATTTAACATTTTTACACCCTTTACTTGTCTTTACCTTCTTATGTTGTACATCCTTTTCATTATGCATCATCTGATGACATTTTTCACAAAGCGTCATCAAATTTGCGGGATGATTCTTGTGAAATACAGTTCCATCTGATTTACGAATATAACCATCCTTGTCCGCCTCATTTTGATGCTGCAAATGATGTACCTCTGAACCGATTGAATCATGACATTGTTCGCATTTTCCCATTATTTTCCTTGCATTAAAGTGTGATGTTTTTTGTTCAAGGAGAGAAGAAACCTCAGGATGATATTTCATCCTTATTTGATGCGCAGATTCCAAGAAATCTTCTGGTAAATTTAATGACCTACATACCTCAAGTCCATACATATTTGTTCCTGGACCATCTTTAAGTTTGCGGTCGTATATCAATAAATCATTGGCTTTATCATAAATAACCTCCATATGATTCAGTGAAATTTGTCCATCCAGCTCTTTTATTTCATCATAATTCACTATCTCATGCAAATGTGTAGCAAATATGAATGTGCTTTTCTTTGTACAAAGTTGTTTTATTCCTGCTACAAAAATGCTCTGAGCGGATATGCTTTCTGTTCCTGAACACAACTCATCTCCTAAAATTAAACTATCTTGGTCAGCTAAATTCAATATAGTACGTAATTCCGACATTTCTACAGCAAAAGTAGAGAGACCCTTGAATATATTATCATTCCCAATAATACGTGTAAATATATATTTATATGGCTTAAAGAAAAACTGAAGACAAGGTACATAAAGACCTGCTTGAGCCATTACAACAGCTATTCCAAGTGCTCTTATTAAACTTGTCTTACCAACAGCATTTGTCCCATACAAGAGCATACCATCTTTGTTTAAATCATCCCCTAGAAATATATTATTTGTTACATATATTTCATTTTGTTGAATTTTCTCTATTAAACAATGACGCAAACCACTTGCATTTACAAAAGATTTTGATGATTCTAAAGATAAATTTGGCTTGCAATAATTATATTTCTTTGCAATAAATGCCTTGGAAAAAATAACATCTACATCACTAATAAACCTAATAATTGAATCAATTTCTGTTTTATAATTTTCTAGAACACTTAATATTCCTCCATAAACACTAGTAATCATATCCTTCATTTTTATCTTTATAGTAGTAATATTTTTACATAATCCATTTATTTGACTACTTGTTATACTGTCATTACTTGCACTCTGATTTGTAAATGTAATTGTTTCTTTACTAAAATTCAACTCAAATTTATTGACATTTTCTTTAAATTCTAATTCAATAATATTATTTATATTATTTTTCATTGATTCTTTCAAAATTAAACATCTTCGTTTTGTTGCAACCAAACTAAAACTATTTTTTTCCGTTTCATGTAATTTCACAAAATCTGTTGTTTTTGATTTTGATTTTTCTGTTTTACTTATTAAAGAATTAAAATAATCACTAATTGCTTTTAATATTGCAAAAGAATCTGTTAATAAATTCATATTTCTATCCAGCTCAACATTTATACCTGGTTGAATAAAATTTACATCAAATTGTTGAGTAGTTTCTATACTTGAACAAAGCTCCATATTTAAATTTTTCATCAAAAAATCAATTAATGTTTGACAATGAAGAGAACTATTTCTATTATCCAAATAATTCATTAATTTCTCATCTGTTTTCAAACATTCATATATTTCTTGAACTCTATATAAATTATTAAATACTTGAAAAATTGTTTTGGGTGAAATTTTTTTCATTATAATTTGACGATTTGCTTTATCAATATCTTTTATTCCAGTCATCTTTTGTCTTACTTTCTCTATGAATAAGGATTCTGGTAAACCCAATATATGTTCAATAATATCATATTCTTTTTGTAAATATGATGCATTTGTAGTTGGATTCAAAAACAAATGAGAGAACTTACGCTTACCCATAGGACTAATACAATGATTCAACATCTTCTCAACTGAAGAAAATTTACCACTATAATCATTATCATCATCAATAATATTCAATTGCTTAAGTGAATGATTTGCTAGAACTAATCTGTCACTATAATTCTCAAAAGTTGGCTCTTTAATTTTATTTACTAACCCTGGATTATGCTGATATACAAAATCCAACAAAAAACAATATGCTTGTGTTGCATATACTTTTTGATAAAACTCTGACAAATAATCAGAATTATATTTATCAACAAAAAATTTGTTTAATACTTCTTTTTGATATATTTGTTTTTCACAATTATGTGCTTGTTTTACAATATTATTATTTACTTTTTCGCTAACTTCTTGTAAACTTATTAAATGCACACTATTACACAAAATATTTGCATAATTTAAAATCATTTCTAATTCTTCTTCTGACATATTGCCAACTAACACAACTTCACTTGGACGATAAATAGAAGTAAATCTCTCTAATTCATCAAATGTTGTTGGATTTTTTATATAATTCTCATAAAATTCAAATATAGAAGAGGTGCCAGTATATATATCAATATTTGCAATTCCAATATAAATCATTTGATTTGAATCACTCTTTTTAGGATTTAAAATCTTAGTCAAGAGAGAAGATGACCCTTTCAAATCTATCTTATGAACCCATATACATGTAATATTATTTGTTATGCTTGTAGTCTCAGTTGAAAAATATGTGCCTGGAGAGAATATTCCAGATAAACTTCTGGTAGTATTTTTAGCTTGTTCATCTTGAGTATAAACTGCAACTGTATAACTTGCATCTTGTAGCTTCTTTAAATATTTATCAATCATAGAGAGAGAAAATCCAGCCATAATTACATTTTGATTTCCAACACAAATATTTTTTTCTGCAATATTAAGGTCACATATTTTTGAAAAATCACAAATATTACTACCTGATATTTCAGATGTTATTGGGTCTTGAATTCCATAAACTTCAAAGAAAGATCCAACTTGCATTAAAACAAGCGTCTTCTCTCCGTATTCCTCTTTATAATATTTTGTTTTCTCAAAATAATCCTTTACTAATGCCATTATAATATGGTTTGTATATTATAATAGTTATTCAACTCTTTAATATAATTTATAAATATAATTTTTCATAATGATTCCAATACAACAAAATCATCGTCGGGTAAACCAATCCCAAGTGTCATAATTTTTTTCTTTAAATAAGTAAAACTCTTTTTATCTAATAAATTCAATTGATAATATATAAATTTCAAGATAGTAAGCAACCATATTGCATAAAAGGGTAAAACTGTTTTTCTCAAATGTTCTTTTAATACACCCTTTTTATATTTTTCATCATAAATAGAAAATTCTACTTGAAAATCCTTAGAAGGAGATTTATAAAATACTTTGTGTCCATATACAACTTGATTATTATAATTTAATCTCCAAACTATATTTTTAAATTTATCCTTTGAAACATTCAAAAAATGTTGTAATTTATTAATCATACTATTTGTATTATCAGTAAAAATATCAACATCAATATCACTCATTCCTTCAAAATAATCTGGTCTTTGAACACTTCCATAATAAAGTATTTTAGTATCCAAATATTCGCTTAAATTTATAAAAAATTTTTCTACTTTTTCTGGTAATTTATTTTTAGTTGTTTCCATACTTATTTTAACATTAGACAATAAAACCAGTTATATTTTTAATTATCATTAGTATCATTCATAAAATTATGTAGTAATGTATCTTTATTTGTATTAACAACATCTCCTGCTAACATTGCACTTTCATAAGTTTTACGCAGTACATCTGGTGGTGCATTACTTCCAACTTTCAGTAATCCATGACTTTTTAAATAATTTTTAACCTCATTTATAGGTTTTTTCTTTAGTTCCTTCTGTGCTTTTACTACATTCTTACGTGTATTATTATCTTTAATAAGTATTCCAACTTTCTTATAAATTTTTGATTTACCTAATGTATATTTACGTTTTATAGTTTTCTTAATGAATTTTTTGGTTGGTTCTTCTTCCTTTCTCTCTTCAACTATTTTTTTACCTCCAAAAATTGGCGTTAAATTTGGAATTATTTGGTTTGTTTCAGTATTTACATGAATTGGTTCTTGCATTAATATTTTAGGTGGTTCTTGTATTGATGTTGCTTGTTGTGATAAATTCATTTCTTCATGTTTTTTTAATTTTTGCTTTAATAATTCTAATCGTTTTCCTCTATCTGTTATTGGTGTTTGTTGTATAGGAACAGGCATAATAATTTGTTGATTTGTTTGCATTTGTGGTTGTGTTTGTTCACTATAATTTCGCCTTGTTGTATTATTAAAACTTCTAAAGGTTGGTTTTAAACCTCCTTTTAAACAACCATAAGGTACTGAATCATTTATTTTATAATTAATATTTATTGGTGGCTCTAAAGTTGATGCTACAATTTGTGTTATTGGTTCTTTTAATTCGTCTGGTAATTCTAATTCAACATGAGGTAATAAATTATCATATGTAGAATTAAAATTTTTAACTGTTTTATTTGCAAATACTTGTTCTCGTCTTTTTTCTACTTCTTTTTCGTATTTCTTCTTATCACTATCCTCTTTATGTTTTTTTGATAAAGTACTTAAATAATTTATAGAATCATAAAATTCATCGCTAAATTCTGTAGTAGCTTCTGTTTTTGTTCCTCCTTTCTGTTCAGCTTCTTTTATTTCATCTTTTTCCATTTTCTCTTTGTTTTTATGCTCTTTTATACGATTTAATAAATGTCTTTTGAGAGAATTAGGATTTATAATTGGTTTTTGTATTATAGGTTTTGATGGTTTTTCTCTATTCTTTCTTGTTTTACTTCCAATATTATTAAAATATTCTGTATTTATTTTTATTGTTTTACTTGACATTTAATAACTAATTATTATTATTATTATTATTCATTTTATTGAACGATTTTTCAATAAAATATAAATTATTATGGTGTAAGTGATTCTCTAAATGGATTATTACAAAAACCACCGAAACAACTAGGTGTTATATCTGAATTTCTTTCTTCAGAAAAATTTTCTATTCTTGATGCTGGACCACCACCACTACCTGAATTCAAATTATTACTAATACTAAATTCTTTATTTTCTTCTTGCTTTTTTCTCTCATTAGCAATTTTATTAATAGAATCCTTAACTTGTATCATAACAATAGAAAAATCTTTATTAAATTTATTTGATGCTTCTCTCATATATTGTTGTCTTTCCTCTGGGGGTTGACGCATTTGATTTTGTTCAGCCCTTTCATATTTGCTTAAAATTTGTAATAAATAATTTTGTTGATTTTGTGGCAATATTTTTGTAGCTATTAAAGAGTAAATTAAATCATGTCTTTGTTTTTTTATTTCAATATTTTCTCCAATTAATTCATTTAATTCTTTAATTTGTTGTTCTGTAATTCTAGGAAGTTTTTGTTTACTAGACCATAACCATCCTCCAACTTTTCTTCTAGTATTTTTATTTTGTTTTTTCTTCTTATTCAAGGTTCTCCTTTTATTCATTGTTCTCCTCTTATTTATTGTTCTTCTCTTATTCAAGGTTCTCCTCTTATTCAAGGTTCTCCTCTTATTTATTGTTCTCCTCATATATTTTACAAATAAATTAAAAAATATTTTAATTATTATTTGATATATAATCTATCATTATTTCTAAATCTTCAATATTATTGACATTCCATGGAATGACTTTTGCATTATTTTTATAAATTTCATTAATAATTTTCTTAATTAAAAATTATAATATAATATTTATTTTTATTATAATGGATATAAATAATTATTTATTTCGTTTTCAAAAAAAAATCTCTATTCAACCTGTTGTAAATATTCCATTGAAAAATAATAATAAAGACAAAAAAATTCCATTTGACATAGTAACAGATATTATTCAATTAAATAATGAAGATAGTTTAAAAAGATTAAAACGAGAACCAGATGTTGAGGGATTACTAGGCGATAAAGGCGATAAAAGAATTCATGGAGATAAAAGAATTCATGGAGATAAAGGAATTCAAAGAGAGAAAGGTGATAAAGGTGATAAAGGAGAGAAAGGTGATAAAGGAATTCAAAGAGAGAAAGGTGATAAAGGTGATAAAGGAGAGAAAGGTGATAAAGGAATTCAAGGAGAGAAAGGTGATAAAGGAATTCAAGGAGAGAAAGGAGAGAAAGGTGATAAAGGAATAGAAGGTATTATTGGACCTACTGGACCTACTGGACCTACTGGACCTACTGGACAACGTGGTTTAGATGGGGACCGTTTTGCATGTAAAACACAAAATGCAACAAATATAAAACCTACAACAAATTGCATAATAGCTTTAACTATAGAAACAGGTTTAGCCTACATAAGTGGCAACTCTATTATTGTATCAGAAGTTGCAAAAACATTAGATGGTGAATTAAATACATTTGAAGGGACAGTACAATATTATAATAAAGAAAGTGGACAACTTATTATTAAAAATATTGTAAATATACATGGAGATTTTGATAATGACGAATTAACATATTATCATATTAATTTAGATGGTGTAGATGGTGCACCTGGAGAAATAGGACCTACTGGACCATCTGGAGAAATAGGACCTACTGGACCATCTGGAGAAATAGGACCTACTGGACCAATTAACTTTTCAAAAACAGTAGAATCTTTGAATTTAATAGATAATACATTAATTATACCAGAACAAACATTTCCAATTACATATTATTATATGAAATTCAATAATGGTGATGAATTAAGGAACCTTCAAAGTAATTTAAAAAATAACGAAACAGCAAATATTGTAATAGAATTATGTGATTTATCCTTTTGTGAAATTTCAAGTGCTACTATTTCAAGCATGTTTGATGAAAAAACAATTTGTAATTTTAAAACAAATATAATATTAAATAAAGATGATTCTTTTGTTATTTTGAAAATTTATAATATTAATAATTTAAATATAATTGAATGTGTTTCATTTTACAAAAATAATTATAAATAAATTCACTGAAATGTGTGGTTTACACATACAACATTCCCAAATTCCTGGAATAATCTTGTTCTTCCTTTCTCTTTTTCACCTCCTCTATTTTAAGAAAATTCTCAAATCCTTTCTCTAAATCCTTTTTCATTAACTTTTTCTTATCATCTTCAGATTTACAAAATACTCTTCTGCTATGTGCAATTTTTACCTTTGATAATAATGTCTCAATATCTCTTCCATAAAACTTAAAATATACTGCATTCTTTTCAAACCATTTATCATTTATGGATTCATCTATTTTCCAATCTATTCCTGCAACTTTTTTCAAGAAAATATCATATAATTCCTTACCATTATATTGACCAGTTTTGAATCGCCATGTAAATCTAGATTCTAATCCTTGATTATACGCAAAAAAACAATCTTTTAACTCAGATTCATAACCTGCAATAATAACCATCAATTTATCTTTATGATTACTCAATGCTTCACACAAAGTATCTATACACTCTTTTGAAAATGAATCTCTCTTCTCTGCATTTCCAAGAGAATAAGCTTCATCAATAAAAAGAACTCCTCCTAAAGATTCATTTATTGCATCATTAGTTTTTGCTGCTGTTTGTCCAAGGTATCCCGCAACCAAATCTGTTCGTGTTACCTTTTTAAATGTACCTTTCTTTAAAATATCTAGCTTACTAAATATTTTACCAATTATTTTTGCTACTTCCGTTTTACCTGTTCCAGGTGGTCCATAAATTACAGTGTGCATGAAATCACCACTAAATGAATTATTTGATGTTTTATGTAAATCTTGTATAAAATAAAGAATTTGATCCAAAATATTTTCCTTCAAATCTTTCATTCCAACCATATTATTTAATTTCTCCAAATGTGGCTGAATATTATACAGAGCATTCATATTAATATTATATTCTTTATTATCATCATATGGATTATCTTTTATAAGTTTCAATAAATCATCAATATTATTTATTTCTGCAGTTATATTTACTCTCTCTTTAATCTTTTGTGAAATTTGTTGTTCTAAATTTGCATTTGGTTTGATTATGAATTCTCTTTGATTTTTTAAAGCACTAAATAAACGTTTCTTATAAAGTTGGTTCATTAATTGATATGAACCATATAAATTCGGGTCAAATTTATCTGCTTTATATTTCAAAATATCCTTATAATTCCATCCATTAAATAATGAAAAATTCTCAAAGTTCTCGTTTGTTTTATTTAAGAATTTATCTAATTCTTCTTTATTACTACAACAAGTTTCATCCTTTGTTTTTATTGTTTTTATTTCTGTTTTTGTCTTTGGTGTAACTTGTCTCTCTTCCTCATTACATTTTTTATTATTTTCATCAAGTAAATCAATGACTTCTCTCATTAATGTATTTGAATATACCTTTATTTTTATATCTTATTCATAATCATTCTATTTTACAAAAGCAATCCAAAATTAGTGAAATGCACACTATCTTATTTATTTTTATAATGTATATTTGAAAACAATTTAAAAATAAATTGAAATATAAAATATCTAAATGATTCAGTCACATATCCCTACATCAGAGTATAAAAGCACTATGAAAGCTTCCTCGTTCGAAAATACTAATGATGCCATTGAAGATATGTTTGACGCTCATAAAGATCAATATATTGAAACTCCCTGGACTATTATTAATTCTTATTTCAAAGGGACACATTTAGATAAACTAGTCAGACATCAATTAGAATCTTATAATAATTTTGTTAATTACCAAATTATTAAAACTATTGATATGTTTAATCCAGTAAATATTGCTTCTGAGCAGGATTATGATCCAAAATCTGGAAAATATGCTTTAGAAATATCTATTACTTTTGAGAATTTTCATATGTACCGACCACAAATTCATGAAAATAATGGTGCAACTAGTCTCATGTTTCCTCAAGTAGCACGACTACGCAATTTCACTTATGCATCCTCAATGACAGTTGATATTAATATAAAGTTTCTTGTTAGAACTGGAGAAAACTTAGAAAATACTCAGACATTTTATAAAACTCTACCAAAGATTCATATTGGAAAAATGCCAATTATGTTGAAATCCAATATTTGTGTCTTAACTCAATACAAACATGTTGAAAATGTACACACTGGAGAGTGCAAACATGATGCTGGTGGATATTTCATCATTAATGGTTCTGAAAAAACTGTTCTTGGACAGGAACGCGCTGCAGAAAACCGTGTTTATTGTTTTAATATTTCAAAGAACAATACAAAATATAATTGGAGTGCCGAAATAAAATCTGTACCTGATTTCAAATGCATTTCTCCAAAGCAAATCAATCTTTATTTATCTTCTAAAAATAACGGATTCGGATTTCCTATTTATGTTCAATTGCCGCGTTTGAAACAGCCAATCCCGCTTTTCATTGTGTTTCGTGCATTAGGCATTATTTCTGACCAAGAAATTTGCCAGAAAATCTTGCTCAATATTGAAGCAAGTAAAGAGAAAGAAGTCTTACAAGGATTACAAGCCTCTGTAATTGATGCAAATACACATCTAACACAAGAGGAATGCATCAGATATATTACAACATTTGCAATGTATACTCCGATTAATATGGACAAGGAGACCGGTGCAAAGAAGAAGCACGAATTTACACTAGATATTTTAAACAGTGATTTATTTCCTCATTGCAGCACACCTCTTCAGAAAGTAATGTTTCTCGGATATATGGTATATCGTTTGTTAGAGGCAAGTTTTGAATGGGTTAATACCGATGACCGCGATTCTTACATTAATAAACGTATTGATTTAACTGGTACTTTGCTAAATAATTTATTTCGCAATTATTTCAATAAATTGGTGAAAGATATGGAGAAGCAAATTATAAAGGAAATTAATACAGGATCATGGAAATCTACTGATGATTATTTGAGGATTATAAACGAGACAAATATTTACAAAATTATTAAATCTACTACTATTGAAAATGGAATCAAACGCGCTTTATCTACTGGTGATTTCGGAATTAAACATGTTAGTAGTAATAAAGTAGGTGTTGCGCAAGTTCTGAATCGTTTAACTTATGTTGCAAGTTTGAGTCATTCTAGGCGAATTTCCACCCCCACAGATAAAAGTGGTAAACTTATTCCACCTAGAAAGTTGCACAATACAACATGGGGATTCTTATGTCCAGCGGAATGTTTTGACCCTGAAACTCAAATTTTAATGTGGGATGGTTCGGTTAAACTTGCCAAAAATATAATAGTTGGTGACGAACTTATTGATGATAATGGAAAAATGACTAAAGTTCGTAGTACTTGTGCTGGATTTAAGAATATGTATGATGTTATTCCTGATAAGGATAATTTTATGCAACATCGCGTTACCGATAATCATATTCTTAGTCTTCGCATTAGACAACACAAAAATATTTTGAATTGTAATCGTAAAGATAGAAAATATAAATATTCTGTAAAATTTCTGAATAGAGAAACCAATAAAATCCAAGAAAGATATTTCACTTCTTTAAAAGAAGCAGAGGAATTTGTTAATAGTTTTGATGACGATGATACACTGGATATTACAATTGAGAATTATTTAAAACTAAACAAAACTACAAAGAACCATTTGGTTTTATTCAAAGTAGAAGGAATCCACTGGACCAAGAAAGAAGTTGAAATGGACCCTTATTTGCTTGGTATGTGGTTAGGAGATGGTCTTAGTGACGGATCAGGATTTACATTAAATTACAAAACAGACCATGAGACACTAGCCTACTGGGAAAAATGGGCAGAAGAAAATGGAGCAATAATTACAAAAGATGAAAGATATAGTTTCTCAGTTGTATCTAAGAAAAATAAAGATGCTGCTGCTGCTGAATTATGCAGTTTTGTAGAAGAAGCTCCACTAAAAAAATATCTTTGTAAATATAATCTTCTGAAGAACAAGCATATTCCGAATGAGTATCTTACAAATGATAGAGACACAAGATTGAAGGTTTTGGCAGGATTAATAGATACTGATGGTTCAGTTAGGGCAGAAGGCCGTGAAATTCGCATTTGTCAAGGACCTGCTAATTATAGAATAATTGAAGATGCTCATAAATTGGCAATGTCTCTGGGATTTTCGTGTGGTGTTAAAGAAGGAAGAAGTCAATGGAATGACGAGAAAAGTGGAGAAAAAAAGTTTAGTACCTATAAAGAACTAACAATTACAGGACATAGAATCTGTGAAATCCCAACACTTCTTCCACGAAAGAAATTAACGAGTATAGAGAACAAAACACAGCTTTTAAGAAGCAAATCATTTATGTCCAGTAAATTTAGCTTGGTAGAAAGTGGAATTGGACCTTATGTTGGATGGCAACTACACGATAAACGCGGTAGATTTTGCTTTAAAGATGGTCTCATAGTACATAATACACCTGAAGGTGCTTCAATTGGTGTGGTAAAAAATCTGAGTTATATGTCACATGTGACCATAAGTTCCAATTCAATGCCAATTTATGAATATGTGATGCCAAATATTTTGGATATTGCCAGTTTAAAAACCGAGGAATTATATGGAAAAACAAAAATATTTATTAATGGTGCATGGGTTGGTATCAGCAATGATCCTTTAAGTTTATACAACATGTTGAAAGAAAAGAAATATCGTGGGATTATAAATATTTATTGTTCTATTGTATTTGATTATAAGAGAAATGAAATAAGAATTTGTAATGATGCTGGTCGTATTACGCGTCCTTTATTAAGAGTTCGTGATAATAATATACTTTTGAAAAAATCTCTTGTTAATGATCTAGAAAAGGGCAATTTAGTTTGGGATGATTTATTAACTAATTCTAAAATTAATGAATCTATTATTGAATATATTGACCCAGAAGAGCAAAGTTGGTCATTGATTGCAATAAAACCAAGTGATATGATTCCTAAGCATAACATTGCCGAAATTTACAGATATACACATTGTGAAATTCATCCTAGTACTATGTTTGGAATATTGGCATCATGTATTCCATTTCCAGAGCATAATCAATCACCAAGAAATACGTATCAAACAGCACAGGCAAAACAAGCAATGGGAGTTTATGCTACAAATTATGCAGAGCGAATGGATAAGACAGCTTATGTGTTAAATTATCCTGCGAGACCAATGGTAGATACTCGTGTAATGGATATGATTCATATAAATAAGATACCATCTGGATGTAATGTTGTTGTAGCAATTATGACACATACTGGATATAACCAAGAGGATTCATTGCTTTTCAATAAAGGTTCTATTGATCGTGGATTATTTCAAACAACTATTTATCATACAGAAAAAGACGAGGATAAACAAAAAATTAACGGAGATGAAGAAATTCGTTGTAAACCAGATGCATCTAAAACAAAAGGAATGAAATTTGCGAATTATAATAAAGTAAATAGTAAGGGACTCATTCCTGAGAACACACTAGTAGAAAATCGCGATGTAATTATTTCTAAAGTTGTTCCGATTAGAGAAAATAGGAATGACCATACTAAAGTAATTAAGTATGAAGACCAAAGCAGAATTTACAGAACAGAAGAAGATACATATATTGATAAGAATTATATTGACAGAAATGGAGATGGTTATAACTTTGCAAAAGTACGATTGCGTGCTGTTAGAAAGCCTGTGATTGGTGACAAGTTTTCATCAAGAAGTGGACAAAAAGGTACGATTGGTAATATTATTCCAGAAGAGAATATGCCTTTTACTAGTACAGGATTGCGACCTGACTTGATGTTGAATCCTCATGCAATCCCTTCACGTATGACAATTGCACAACTAAAAGAGACGTTAATGGGGAAAGTTTTGATAGAACTGGGTTTATTTGGAGATGGTACAAGTTTTGGAGAACTTGATATTAATGTTGTGAGAGATGAATTGATAAAATTAGGGTTTCAAAGTTCAGGTAATGAAGTTTTATATAATGGACTTACAGGTGAACAAATAGAATGTGATATCTTTATTGGTCCAGTGTTTTATCAAAGGTTGAAACATATGGTGATTGATAAGGAACATAGCCGTTCCATTGGACCCATGGTAAATTTGACAAGACAACCAGCAGAAGGTCGTAGTAGAGATGGAGGGCTTAGATTTGGTGAGATGGAAAGGGATAGTATGATATCACACGGAGCTGCACGTTTTACTAGAGGTCGTATATACGACGCATCAGATAAATATCAAGTATATACTTGTAAAAAGTGTGGACTAGTGGCAGCATATAATGATAAAGTACATATACACAGATGCAGAACTTGTGATAATCGTACAGATTTTGCTTATGTAGAAATTCCTTATGCTTGTAAGCTGTTGTTCCAAGAATTAATAACTATGAATATTGCACCCAGAGTTATTACAGAAAATTAAAAATTAAATAGATTTTATTTATTACACCAACCAATTTTAAGATATTTTTAAGATATTTTTAAGACATATCATGAAATTTATTGCATATTTATCCAACTACATATTTTCCATTTCCCCTTATTAAAGATATTTTAGTTAATCAAGTACGCTCACAAAATAATATTTTTACCTTTAAAATGACCTTGCAAAATAAGTAATTATTTATACTATTATAAATAATTGATTTTTAGAAATGATTTTCTATAGCTTTTATATATATGACATCAATCGGTTATACTAATCTTTATGGCTCAGTGGGTCCAACATTAAGGATAAATGGACTTGGACCTCGTTTTATAGCACAATATGGTACTCAGTTTTCTTTAGGTAGAGGTATTCCTGGTTTTATCCCACAAAGACTTGTAGATAATGATTATGGTTATGAGGATTATATGCATGACCGCGACATTGTTGTTGAAGGTTGGAATACAAATTACAGAAGAGAGATAAATGCTCTTTCTGGTAAGCCTGCGAGGGCCATTACTCCTTTTCGTGCAGTAACTAATTCAGGCGATTTGTTAAGTCGTAAGTATTATACTTGTGGCGGTCCTTGCCAGACATTTCAGAGCAGACCAGGTATGTTTGGTTTAAAGCAAAGATTTGGCGCTATTATGTTTAAATGTGATGGAACAAATGTAGCACCAGCTGCATGTAATACAAGATACGTATATGATAGTTCTGATTATGCAAGATATTTAAAGCAACGCTCTATCAACCAAACATATAATAACTTATCAAACGGTGGAAACGATTCTAATGCTGGTCAAGTTGCATGGCGTGCTATTCGCAGATATTAAATATGCAAAGGTATAAAACAAAAACAAATTATATATTATTTGTTCAATAATAAAATAATAATATATAATAAATGACCACAATAGCTTATCATCAATATACTAATATTCCATATTCAGGCGGTTCGTATAACTCTTATCCAATTCCTGGTCCAATGAGTACAAATAAAACACCTGGAGGGATTCGTTATAACCATACTTTAGGTGTATTACCAGGTGTTCATCCAAATCCTCCACAATTTTCACCAGCTGATGGAGCAAGTGAATTTTCCAATTCAAGGCGTTATTATTGGCGTACTGCTCAAAGTGTAAATGCCCAAGCAGCAGCTACAGTTTTAGCAAAAGCATCAAGACCAACTAATTATACAGCTTATACAAGTCAAAGACAATATCCAGTTTCAACTCATATGAATTATATTGCGCCGAAGGAATCATCTCAAAGAACTGAAATGTTGAAGGCCAAAGCAGTAGGTAAAAGTTCATATAAAATTGGACTTCCAACAAATGCACCACTTTCATACAAAAATTATAATAAAAATGATGTTAAAACTGCACTTAAATTTGCAAGATCTGGAGGATGTGTTGCACCTGCAAAGAAGGGGTCTATTTATAATACTACTTTATGCAATGGTCGTGTATGTGCATGGGGAGCTCAAGTAAGTTCAACTTATTCGTAAAATTATTCAAAATCTGTAGAATCTCTATTGACATTTTTAAAAATATTTGCATATTCATTATTATTGACTAAACGTTTAGAAACAACAAGAACATCATCTGCATTTTTGAAATTATTTTCATTAATAGTTTTAATTAATAAGTTAACATAAGAATGTGTCCTTTTTCCAAAATTATATTTTAACTTAACCCATTTATCTCGCAATTGTTTAGATGATAAATATGATAAAAATGTACCAACCCATACATGATTCTTTGTAAGAGTTAAATTTTCAGTTAATATCCTATCTTCTATTGCTTGAAATATTTTATTAGCAATAAAGTTTATTGTAATTTGATTATCACCTTTTTGATTATTATATTGATGAGATTGCTGTTCATCATTTAAAAATTTAAATTTAAGTGAATTTATAAAATTTGGACATTTTTCATAATTATCTGACATTTCTTTATTAATATTAATAAATCCTCTATCTATCATATTTAAGGTAGATTCATTTACTGCTTGATTATATTGAGTATTTAATTGAAAATATAATAATAAAACACTTGTTATAGTCAATAAACCAGTAAGAACATTTATTTTATTAATAAACTCATTACTAAATAAATATCCTTTATAAAAAATTGACCCAATTGTTAAAGAAATAAAAATAAATTGTACAATTAATATTATGTACATAAGAAAAATAAGGTCCATATATTATAATTATATAAATAAAATATTATTTATTAATATTATAAAATGAATAATTATTTAATAGAATTTTTAGGAACATTGTTTTTATCTTTTGTTATTTTTGCTACAGGTAATTATTTAGCAATTGGTGCTGCTTTAGCAGTTTCTGTTTTACTTGTTGGTCCAATTAGCAGTGCTGCGTTTAACCCTGCTATTACACTTGCTTTATTGGCTGCTGGTAAAATAGCAACAAATGATGTTATTCCTTATATTGTTGCTCAAATTGCTGGAGGTTTAGCAGGTTTTGAATTAGTCAAAATGTTTATGAAAAAATAAATATCAAAATGTTTATTAAAATTTATATTTTCTGTATTTATGTTATACAATGGATAATTATGGAGCAGGAGCAGGAGCAGGAGCAACAGAAAATATGTATAATGAACAAGAACTAGGAATGGGACCATCAACATCAACATTTTCAGCACCATCAGCAGCACCATATGTAGCACCAGCAGCAGCACCATATGCAGCACCACCAGCAGCAGCACCATCATATTCATCTGACGCATCTAAAAATGTTTGTCCTCCTGGTACAATACCTGGAGATTTATGGGGATGTAAACCATCAAATAATTGTCCAGATGGAAGTGCTAAACCTTGGCATGGAATTTGTCCAAAATCATGTAATTATGATGAAGAAAAAACCTTTTATGGCTCTTGTAAAAAGAAAGGTTCATTTTTTGGTGGCAAAAAATCAGGAACAAAAAAACAAAATAGAAGAATGTATGGAGGAAGTGTTGCAATTCCTTATAGTCCAAATGTTTGGACAGAACCAGGACAGTATCCTTCTGCTGTTGGAGGTAGAAGAAGAAAGTATTCAAAAACTGCGCAAAAGCATAAAAAACATAGAAAAACCAATACAAAACATAAGAAAAATAAGAAACATAAGAAACATAGTAAAATTACACGTAAACATAGAAGAAAATAAATAAAAATATATATAATTTTTCAATAATATAAAATTACATATATTTTACATACTTTTTATTTGCCCTGTTTTTTTTCAATTATTTTATATAAAATATAAATACCTAAAAAACTTAAAGAAGCAAAATATAATTGAACAATTGGGTCATCAGGCATTGTTAATTCTGTATAATTTAAAGAATCCTTTTTATCATTTTGAAATGTTTCTCTACAAACTTGTCCAGTAACAGGATTTCTTCTATTATTAAAATTACAAGCATTAATATTAGTAATATCTGCTAATGCAACAAATTGTGTTTGATTTCTTACTACATTATTGTTATCAATTGTTTGCATAGTAATAGGTTGACAATCGGGTTTTGAACCAGCCATAAATGATCCCATAATAGCAAATGGATTTAAAACATTTAAATCACTCATAACACCAGGTATTAAACCTCTTAAACTTGAAAAATTAACACCCATTCCAGAACTAATAAATGGAATATTTCCATCAGGAACATTATTAATATAAATATAACGTTCGGCATCTTTTTTAGTATTTATATCTACACATTTACCTCCAGTTTGCAAGAAAAATTTATTTCCTAAAGGTCGCCCTGTTTTGGATGCATCACCTCCGCCACTTGCAACTAATTCTACATATCCAATGAGACCATTAACATTTCTAGTCATTTGTCTGATACTTCCTGAATCATTCATACCCATTTCAGAAGGCATTTTAATATTTTGCCAATAAGGATATGTAGGACCTAATAATCTTTCTTGAAGACTAGTTGGATTTTTTGCAGCATCTGTGAATATATTTGACATTTATATATATAAATAAATTTTTATATTATAAGTAATTTACTATATTTTACAATCTAAAGATAAGTAGTTAAACTATTTTTATCTTCTTTTATGTCATCTTCCATTGTAGCCTCACCATCTGCACCTGTTAACATACTTGTTTTGTCAGAAAAAGAATTAACAGCTTCAGCATTTTGTTCATTTAAACCCATAATTTGTTCATTTATTATTTTAATATCTTCCTCTAAGGAGTTTATTCTATTTTTCATATCAGGAATTTGATCAACTTCTTTTTTAAGAACCTCAATATTCCCAGCATTTTGTTTTCCTAATATAAGTGGGTCGTCGGGATAATCTTTATATGTTCCTGCAGAATTTTCTAGACCTTCTCTCTTACAAGAATTTAAAAATTGATATAATAAAAAAGAAAAGAAAAATAAAATTAAAAGGTTTACTAACATAATATAATATATTACATTATTTTTATTATTTTGTGTTTTCTTATTTTGTGTTTTCAAAAACTTTTTCTTTATTGTTTCTTTTATTTATTTCTTTTCTTTTTATATTTATATAATGTCTTCAGCAGTTTATCCTCTTGGAATGGAAACATATAATAATAGATTACCAACAGGCGGTTATCAAACTTGGAAAGGAACAGGAAGCCATTCATTTCCAGTTGCAGTAACTGCAGGTAATATTCGTCCACTTACAAATAAGGACCCTACAAATATTGCTCCTGCACCTTTTGGTAAGCCTCGTCCAATTAAGCTTTATCGTAAAGGAACAACTACTCCAGTACCTCTTATTGTTCAAGATTCAGCTAATCCAAATAATTATATTACTTTAAATACTAATCGTGCAGTAAAATCTTCTACATCATCTTCACTCATTGATCAAACAATGTGGAGACCAGGTCAATTCTCAGTAAAACAGAATCCTCCTACTGAAATAAATGAAGAAATACAATCAACTATTGATTGTAAAACATGTGATGGCATTGGATTAGTAACAAGTTTTAAACCGCAAAGATATTTGACAAATAATCCAGAACAAGTTAGTACAAATTATCCTGGAAGTATTCCAGGTATAGCAACAATTTGTTGTAATCCAGAGAGAAAGGCTCGTAGAATGTGCCTACCAACAAGTACAAATATTAGTAAAAATTATTTTCAAACTTTGCAACAATATCGTCAAAATAGATGTCAAACTTATGATCAGCGTGTATTTAATTTTAAAACAGGATTAGATAATGCGATTGATGCATTTGATTTAGAAAATAATCCATTAATTAGTCCTTGTCAACTTAAAAATGCTAAACCAGGTGACCCAATTGCTAGCTTAAATATGTATGTAGCGAATTGTTATCCTAGTATTGATTACTCAACAAGTTCACAAGCATATATTGTTTTACAAGCATTTCAATATATTAATGCTGCTGGTCTTTTGAGTCCTCAAGATGTAGCAAATTTTAACACTCTTAAAATAAAAACAATAAATGATTTCAATGCCTTTCTCTCTTCACTTGCTTCTGGAAAGACAGTTGAAGCAGTTGCAATCTTTGCTCGTGTGCTTTCAAATCCATATTTGGGTATGCGTTTATCTGGACCAAATAATCCTCGTGGTTGTAAATTGGTTGTTTATAAACCAAGTAACCCACAATTTGCAAATCAAGGAGGTGTTATGGCTAGTGCAAGAACATTAAAACTTGCAGTATCCACTATTGAAAAAAATATTTGCGGTTCAACAAATGGTGTTCAAAATAATACAAATATTGATTATTTAATGAATGCTGGTGGAAATCCAGATAATACATCTATTTACAAGGCAAAAGTGCCACCATGCAATGCAGCTTATTATGCAAAAGATGGTAATCCAAAAACATGCAATTCTTTTAAAAATTCATTAGATTATCAGAATAAAATGATTTCTCTTTTAGGTATTACATCGGCTGGACCAAGACCAGCTACAAATGGTGTTAGTACTGATTGGAGTGGTTAAATATAAATATAAAAAATGCATTATTCAATTTTTTCAATTTTTTCAATTTTTTCAATTATTTCATTAAGAATATTGAGTAATGAATCATCATCAAAATTATATTCATCATTTATCTTCTCTAGATTTTGAAGAGGATTTAAAAATATATTTTGTAAAATTAAATTTTCCTCTAAATGAGGTTGCAAAAAAATATTCACCTTATCTGTAAATTTATTATAAGGAATTTTAAATTTTTCACACATTTGAATGCATTTTTGAATATTTATTTTCTTTAATGTCTCTATTTTTTCATCTTTATTTTTATTTTTAATAATATTTATTACATTATCAATTGCCTCTAATTGTTGTTGACCAATAATTGCATTTGCCTCCTCTATTTTATTCAAAAAATAATAAGGTAAATCTTCTTCTATTAATGAACTTAATAAAAGATTAGGTTCCCTTATTAATATTTTCTTTAAGTTCTCAATATATATATTATTTTCATAAAAAGAAGATTCAAAAATTTTACAAACAATAAATTTTTCATTTGAAAAAATATTGGAAGTGTTTGGTTTTATTATGTAAACTTTTTCAAAGAGAGAAGTTAATAAGAAAATAATATCTAATATAACTTTATGAAAAATATTTCCAATTTTAATAATTGTTATACCATCCCTGCTTTGATAAATAAAAATATTTAGTAATGTTGAAATAATTTTCTGCAAATATGATTGTGTCAAAGTATCATCTTTATAAATTTCAAGGTTAATATCAAAATACATAAAATCAACATTATGTACATAACTTGTTTGTATGTTATTCAAACAACTTGATAAATCCATAGTTAAATGAATATCATGCATTTCTTCTCTCATCATATCCATACATTCTATGGTTGACTCTGGACAAGAACTAAAATGCATTGTTGTAATATTTTTTTTTGAAAAAGAATCAAATAAATTGAATATATGTGAAAGTTCCATTAAAATATAAAAAGAGTGAGAAGGCGGTTTCAATTTACTAACCGAAATTTTATAACTTGGAACTTTTGAAAAAAGAAATTCATAAGGATTTATCATTTTAAGGAAATCATTATTTAATGATTCCACTTCGTTTAATTGTTTATTCAAATAATGAAATAAACTATGTGATATATAATAATTATTATTTATATTATTGTTCAATTTTATATGTGATGTAATGTGTAAAATATTATTTTTTTTAGGTAATATGTAATAACTCATTATATTGAGGTTATTATATATATTGTTGATTGTTTAAGCAATTATTTCTTTATATTTTCCAAATAATAAATAAATATATAATATATAATATAATAAAATGTCCAAAAAAGTTTTTTCAACATATGGTGGAAAAAGTACAGTTGTTGGTCTAACAACTAAAGTATGCTGTAGTAATAAACCTAATAATATACCAAATCCTCCAAATCCTCCAAATCCTCCTCCTATTCCTCCTACTCCTAATAATATTTTATTAGCCCAACAATATCTTATTGAAAGAAATGCAGCAAGTCAAGCAAACTTTTCAGGTTATGTTTTTGGAAATGCATATACAAATGAAGAATATTTCATTGGTGAAGGTATTGGACAAAAATATGATCAAAATGGTAATTTAGTAAATAATGTTATTAATAAAAATATGATATGGAGATGGGCATCAATGACAAAATTATTGGGAATGATTATGTTTTGTAAAGCAGTAGAAGATGGATTAATCAATTCCTTAGATGACCCGGTATCAGATTATATACCTGAATTTTCTAACATAAATACATATATTTCTGGCTCATCATTAACATCGCAACCAAATGTTGATATATATGGAACACCAAATTATATTGCAACTATTAGTAGTGTTCCTAATTTAGGTGATTCAATTACAATAAGACACTTAATTAACAGCAGCTCTGGTTTAGGTTATACTTTTTGGGGGTTAGGAAATACAAGAGAAAATTATATTAATAACCAAAATTACACAGATTTTAATACAGGAATGGTTTATAATATAACTACTGGTCCAAATTATTTTCCTCCAGATAATAGTACATTTGCAAATTTCATAGCTTATATTCAATATTTGGAACAAACAGCTAAAATTAATGCTGGTTCACAAAATGTTGATATTTTTACATCTTATTATTATAATAAACCAGTTACATTTACAGATGCTATTATTGCGCGTACTAATTTCCCTTTATTGAATCTACCTGGAACAAAAACAAATACCAATTATGGAGCAGACCTAAACGTGTTGGGTGCAGTAATAGGTGCTGCATTACAAAAAAGAGGTCAAAATATAACAGCTGCTGATTATTGTAAAAATAATATATTTATTCCACTAGAAATGAATAATTCGTGGTTATCTTGTGGTTCATTGCCATATCCACAAATTGGTAAACAAAATATAATTGATTCTATGTTTTATAGAACAAATGTTTATGCAGGTACTCCTTTTGGAAATCAAAAATCAGTAAATGTTAATTATGATACATTATATGTTTCGTCTAATCCAAATGTTTCTGATGATGGTTTTGTGAGTCAATCTGTTAGTCAATTATTCCAAAATTATAAAGGTGTCAATGGAGATAAATATGCAGGTGGTTTTGCAGAATCAGGGATTGGTCCATTAACAGATTATACTAAAATACTTAAAATGATTATTAATAAAGGAATATATAAAAATTCAAACAATGCTTACGTTCGGGTATTAAAACTGCAATCTATTGAATATTTGTTAAATCCAAAATCAAATATTAATTTAAATGACCCAACAATAGGAATATGGTCATGTGGTGCAGGAACAACTAATTTTATTCAACCTTTTGAAACTTGGGCGGGTGGATTTGCTATTACTGCTAAATATAAGGGTGAACAATTACCCTTAGGCATTGGGTCAGATTGTAATCGTTGGATGGCATATTGGGGACACCATTTTATTTTTGATGTATTTACAGGAAATTACTTAGTTGGTGGTTCTGATTCTTCATTTGCTTCATGGACACCTACTCCAATTGGGTTTGAACCTGATTATTTTAAATTATGGCAAATTCTTACCCTTTACAATTAGATTTGTAATAACTTGTAATAACTTGTAAAAACTTGTAAAAAATAAAAATATAATAAATTATTACATATTTTTATTTATACTTATACTTATACTCATCTATGATTACTCATCTATGATTACCAATTTGGGTTTTGTAGCCTTTTTCACCTTCTTTGCAGCTGGTTTAATTACAATTATTTCCTCTGATTGTTCTTCTTGTGGTTCATCTTCTTGTGCTTCAGTTGCCTCTACAAGAACCAATTTCCTAGCTAATTTCACAGGTTTTTTCTTACCCATGGGTATAGTAGATTCTTCTACAGCAGAAATAGCACTTCTCTTCTTAATTCTAGGCTTAGATGCAGCCTTGGGTTTTTCAGGTCTCTCTTCAAATGTTTCTTCAATCAATTCATTCACCACCTTCTCAGCATTGACTGTACGAAGTTTCTTATAAACAAAATATCTATTTAAGAATGAAATTTTGCGTTCAAACGCATTCATTTCAGGTGCTTGTCCATAATCTTTCTTCTTGAATTTATTTTTCTTAATTTCGTCCAACATTTCATTAAAGAGTTCACTAAAGAGTCCAGAACCTTCAGGAAGTCCTAAATGCTGGGCTTCTTCACGCCCAACAAGTTCAAAACCATAATTGGTCATCAAGCGATTCAAGAAATCAAAATTCACCAAATATTCAGGAATCATTTTATTGATAGATTCTTGATAAACTTCTATTTTATATCCCACGCTAGTAATATCATCTTCAAATGTATCATATTCATAATCTTTTTTGACTTCCCATATTTTTGTATCTCCATCATAAATTTGAAAAGATTCACCTATTGGTTTGCTCTTCAACATTTGATATACTAATTTACCATCATAACATGTTCCTATGAAATAACCACCGATTTTGGTGCATTCAGCCAAGTTACGCATATAACTGTAGAGAATATTTTGGCTTTCAAAGAAATAATGAAGTGCGAATTGACAAGAGGCTATATTAAAACCATCTGCACCTTTACCCCATTGCCTTGCTACACCAGCGCCGAGTATGGATGCATCTTTTGTGCCATGTCCAAAAACCGCTTTCGTAGTTTGTATTGCACGGTCATTGAGCATAGCAGCACCAGAAGCAATATTTTGACTGCTATTACCATTGACAAATAATGCATAAGGCATGTTACGAAAATCTTTGCGATAATTAAGATACCTTGCACATGCACCATCAACACGATTTTCTAAATTATCCTTAGCTAAATCAATGCCAAATACAAATGATAATTGAGCAGAAATCCACTTGGGGAAATCACCACCTTTACCACAAGCAAAGTCAATGAGTGTATCACCTCTCTTGGAAACACTCTTAATAAGCTTATTTTTAACAAATAAATTATGGAAATCACGTAATCCACGAACAATATTACTTTTAGTTATAACATTATAATAAACATCATCATTTGATATTTCCTCAGGAATATTAGCACCAGTTCCAATCATTTGCTTAGTAATTGGACTATGAATAGAACGCCAATTACTATTTGCTACATGAAATGCGTTACCATAATTAGTCGCACCATTTCTGTAATCAGCAGTTTTATCATAACGAACTCTTAGAGGAATCCAACGCCACATACCTTCGCGAGTTAAATCATATGCAAATTCAACAATAGTATCATCACTAAATGTCTCACCTTCATGAGTGAACATTTGATTGACACCTGTATCATCTCTCTTTAACATAATATGGGCTATTCCTGCAGTAGGATCAGGTGGATTAGTAGGCATAAATACAGCCTTTTTATAGCTCCTTTCATTATCAACATTTTTATATTCAGGTAAGATATCATCAATTATATCCTGACATGGATTCAAATATCCATGTTCCTTTTCGTCAAATCCGACACATAATAAGAGTGTCTTATATTCATCTAATTGGTCAATTTGATTTGCAGCTAATCCAGATTGAAATATGGGAGTAACAAGGTCAGAACCTGTTGGAGTTTTCTTAGTTTTTACAAGGAAATCAATAGTATTATATTGAGGTGGTTTCCATTTGAAAGAATATTCCCAGGTTCTTTTGGATAATGGACCAGCTTCGCCGATTTTAGAGCCACCTACACCAAGACTAGAAGGAGTAAATATGAGACCATCAGTATTATATTCAAAATCCCCGCGCTCTTCTTGTTGTAAAATGAAATTGCAAGCTGCAAATATATTATCTTCTGGATTTGCAGGATAGAAACGCTTACACGTAATACGAAGAGGAGATGGTTCATCTTGTTTATCGCTACGATATGCTTCTAGATTTCTAATAATTGTCTTTAAAATAGGTAGGCGAAGTTTTTCAGGTTTTTCTTCAGGTTTGACTTGAACAAAACAAAATTGTCGCACATCTTTTCCATTTAAGAAATAAATATCAAATGCTGCATATAAATTTATGAATTTACCGTTCTTATCTGAAGGCACAATTTCACCGTCAATAATAGTGTTGAAATATTCCTTTTTTGAAGTTTGTGCTCCACTGAATGCAATCTTCATATTTGTATTCATTAAATAGATTTTACCGTCACTAGATATGATGAGAATACTGCGTTCACCATCGGCTTTATCTGTGACGGTATATCCTTTACGAATATTAGGGAATATAGCATTATTATTTGGTTCAGCAATATTTTCAATTTGCAGAGTATACGAACTGGGACCAATAAAATCTTTACTCTTTAAGAATCGTGATGTAGATTCATCAAAAGATTCTCCCTTAATAATTTTTAAATATTCAAACCCAATATCTTTAAGTTCTGGATAAGCCACAGGAAAATTGGTACCTTGAAGTCCAGATAATACAAATTTAATAACTTTGCGTAAAGCAACTTGTATTTTAGCAGCATTATCAAAATCAGTTTTTGGACCTATTCTCTGATTATCTACTTCAAGTTCTATTTCATAGGTTTCGCGATTAGTGAATAAACCAGCTTCTTGAGTAGTATAAAAGGAGTCACTGCGACTTTGCTGATTATAAGAGGTCTTCAAAATACTGATATCTACATTAATAGGATAATCAGGATGAGATAAAGTGACACGATTAATATATCTAAATTTTTTCTTTGAACGTTCCCATGAATTTATCATTCCCTTAACACGACCATCCATTTCATCAACATCTTCTTCTACTTGAAAAGATACACGAAAATTATAATCGGAGAAATCAGCAGGGTTCAAAGGAGTATCATCAAAGAAGAATTTTCCCTTTTTAATAAAGGATACAGACATAGGATTTGATTTGATCACATTTTTAATATTATTAGTTTTGCAATATTCTTGAATAGCAGTGAAACCATTAATTTCTGTTCTAATAGGAGAATCTCTGAACCTGCCAGATGTGTCTAAGAATTCATTTTGAATACGGAGCATGTAACGACCATTTGGATTTTTAGTGATAAAGCCGAGAGATTTTATTTTTGCAATAACATTATCGTAATCTATCTTAGTCAAATATTGGTTTCCCTTAGTACCAAAACGAACCTCTAACTCATTGTTTATTTTGGAATCTTTTACATAAGGTTGCTGACCCCAAAACTTTTCCATAATTAAGTCAAATTGCTTAGGAGGAGGTAGAAAAGGTACTTTTTTAAATTCTTTTCTCTCTCTAGGCTTTTCTAGAAGTAATGCTTCTAGGGGTTCATCTTTTTTTGATTTTTGTCCTTCTTGTGAATTTGGCTTTTCTTCTTTTTTTTCATCTTCGTTTTCATCTTCGTTTGAATCTGAATCTGAATA